CCTTTCAATATTATTTTTGTAATATTAAACAATTATATCATATTTTATAAATTGAATACTATTAATTAAATAATAATAAATCTAATATTTGAATATATATTGTAGTTCTTGGTGGACTTTTAAAAAGTGTTATTTTCATACTTTTAAATTTTATAGAATAAAAAAATGCTAGATACCAACTTGTCAGTACCTAGTATTTCACTTTTAATTTATTATATATAGTCTCTTTTAACCATTTCCTTTGTTATATCTATTATTTGATTCTCAAGAAATTCTGAAATTTTATTTTTTATAAATAGAGGCAAAAAATTAAGTTTTTTTAAAATTACTACACCTATTCTTGTCAATTTTATTCTTAATATAAACATAAACCTCACCTCCTTACAAATTAAATTTACTCTTCCTTATCAGAACCCAATATATCTAATAATTTTATTGGAATCACATTATCTTTAAATGAAGAAACTCCATACTCCTCATCATTTATGTCTATACATGGATTATCAGAATAGAATTTTTTCAAATTAACCTCTAAATTTAATAGCTTGTCTTGTATATCTGGTTTAGAAAAATCAATTTGATTACTAGGAACAGCTTCTTTAATTAAACGTATGTACTCTCCTCTTGCTTTTATTTCCTTAGTTTTTAATTCAATTTTTTTATCTTCAATTTCTAATTTCCTTAATTCCATATCTAATTTAGCTTTAGGACTTAATTGCTCTGTATAAATTTTATAAGAAAATGTTAATATAGGTAATAATACTGTTAGCGTTTCAACACAACCTTTAAAATCAACAAAAAATGTTCCAGATTCTACTCTTCTAAATTCTAATTTTTCTTCTTCATTTCCTACTAAACTATTAACTATATTATATATGTTATTAATAGTACTCATATTATCTATCAGTTGATCTAAAGAGTTATCTTCTTTTAAAAGTCTTATTTTTAACGAATTATTATCTTTTGTCAAACTTAGTGATTCACTAGCATTAATAAGTGAGTCTATATAGCTTTTTACACTTTTATATGAATCTACACATTCACTTATATATTCAATTGTTTTTGAATAACTAATTTCGTTAGAAATAATTTCATTATTTCGTAAAAATACATTAATTTTTTTACACATGTTTTTATATTTATCTACAAAATTATCTATAGTAATTAATTTATATTTTCTATTTAAATTAGCTATTTCATATATTGAATCAGTAAAATCTATGCTTCGTAATTCCTCTCTTATCTTATCTTGATACATTTTTGCAAGGCTGACTACTTTTTTACATGAAATATCTGCTGTACTATCATTACCTAGTAATCTATTATTTAAGATAAAATTTGATATTTCTTCTATAAATTTTTGACTGTAATTAATCATTCCTTCTAATTTTGAAAACTCATCCTCAAATATTTTTATATCCTCTTTTAATTCAATTGCTTCTTTGTAAAAATCATATAAATTCATATTTTCCTCCTATTATGTTTATATTTCACCAAATATATGCTATAATAGAAGTAAATTTAATAGATACATTTGGTGATTGAACTTGTATAGATTGGTAGTCAGAATACGAGTTCTTTTTTCTTTTATTTTACAATAAATGTGGTAAACTTGTCCATAATATAAAAAAAAATGCTAGTAAGTAAGATTTCTCCTACCTACTAGCCTTGATAATTACTCTACAATCTTTTTAATTTCTTCTAATTTAACCTCTAGCTCTTCACATCTCTTTTTAATAGCTTCTATACTATCATTTTTACATATCTTTCTATTTTCACAGAATCCATTTTGTAGATAGTGATCTATTCCAGATACAAATGTTCCTTTTTTAACAGCAGCTGCAATATCTGGATTTAAATCAAGATAATCTCCTTCACAATATTCTTCTGGTATTGGTGGTAAAGCTAATCTACCTTCTTTCTTTCCATAATCAGCATAATGTTTATATGGGTTTTCTTTATAAGTTGCGTTACTTGCTATATCTGTATACCTCTTTAAATACCAATTTTTACTGAATAAATACATAGAATAATTCATCTCCTCTTTAACTTCTTTATTATTTGTTGTAATAATATTATTATCTATCCCCTTAGCTATTGCTAAAGCTACTTTATCTGCTGTATATTTAGAAACATCATTTGTATTTCCTACAAATAAAGGCTCTATTAATATAGCAGGCATATTAGTTTTCCTTAATACTATTAATCCACTTTCTTTATAACCAGTTCCGTATGTCCTATCAAATGTTCCTAGTTCTTTACAAATACTTTCATTTACTTTTTTTGCATAAGATCTAGATACTGTAGAACCTGTATTGATTATTACTTCAGTTCCATTTGCACTAGTACTATCACTGCAATTTAAATGTATCTCTACGTATAAATCAGCACCCCAACTATTTGCTTGTTCTGCTCTTACATAGCAATCTTCATAGTTATAAGAATTAGCTTTATCAATTCTTAATAATTTTGCTTCATATCCATTTTTATTTAGTATTTCGACCAAAATAGGTGCTATTTTTCTAGTTTCATCGCTTTCATTTAGTAACCCTACTGCACCACATCCAGCAACTCCACTTGCAGTATGTCCTACTGCTACAGCTATTTTTTTCATGCAATCACTCTCCCTAAATTTTGATATAAAAAAGGACCATATAGGCCCTCATAATTATTCTGATTTATTTAATTGCTTATATGTTTGGTTTACTCCAACAGCTACGCCCCAACAAAGTATCCCATATAAAATTCCATTAACAATAGTATCTAAAGCTACTTTATATTGAGTATTTATAATATTTAATAATACAGCTATAGTAATTGCAAATAGCATTAGCAATGAAGTTATAAACTTATCAGGTACAGTTTCTAACTTTTTAAGAAATACTCCTACTACATATGTTGCAACAATAACGATAATTAAAAATTCTGGTATAAAAGTCATTAAATTTTCCATTTTTAACACGCTCCTCTTTCTTCTTCTAATCCATCAATACGCTTATGCGCTGATTTTACACTTTCTTCATTTCTTATAACTCTCTCTTTAAGTTCTGTTACTTCTCTATCTCTAGCTTTATTATCTAGTCTTATTTCATCAACTGCCGTGGCTATATAATCTAGCTTGGCCCTAGTTTGAGCCTCTTCTCTAGTATCAGCTCTAATATCATGTCCTCTATTTCTTTGAAAAGTAGCATAACTTATTAAAGCTCCTACAACTGTACACGCTAATGCAATGCTTATTGTTTCCATTTTCACACCTACCTTTTATTTTTTGTATTAAAAAAGAAGCTAGATTTTACTCTAACTTCTTACTTTATTTGTTTATTTTAAGTTTTTAATGTAATACAAACGTACAGTATTGCATTGGATTTGAAGTCTTTATTTGCGACGCAACTATCTCTCGTCTGTTTTTAAATTTTACGAACAATTTAAATCCATAGCCTAGAACCTCGTAAAGCTAGTATTTACAAGGGTTTACACATATTTATACTTGTTTGTATTTCAAATTGCTCGCTAAATTTAGGTATAAAAAAAGGACTATAAAAGCCCCTTTTTCTTCTTTTCTTTATACTCTTCAAATTCCTTTTCTTCCTCAATGAATTCTTTCATTTTTGCTGCAACAAAAGGTGAAATTGAAACCCCTTTTTTAGAAGCATACTTTTTGAATTCTTCAAGTAGTTCAGGATCAAGAGTTATGTTTACCCTTTGAACTGCCATATATGTACAACCTCCAATTCAAGGAAAATTATACAATATTAAAAATAAACTGTCACTTTTATACTTGTTTATACACACTAATAAATATTTACACGTATAATTTTACGAACAATATTAATCAATTGCGAGTTAATTAACTTGTTATATTATTTACTTCTATTATATTGTTGGTACTTGCTTCATCTATCTCTATTACATTTGAATTTCCAGTTAAAATATTTCCAGTTACAATTGAATTATCTTGATGTGCTATTCTAAATTTTGCAGTTTTTCCACTTGCAGTTGCAATAGATATATTGTTTGCAATAATATTATTAGCTCCTCTTTCAGTTGGTTTGGATGGTTGATAATTACTATCTATAGCAACCCCGTTATCTTTAAAGTAATTTCCTGTTATAGTATTTCTAAATGCTTTTTGTAACATTACCCCTACACCATTATTATAAAAACTACATCCAGTTATTGCTACATCTCCACCAACATAAGAGAATATAGCTGTATTACACTCACTAAAGCTACAACCAGTTATAGATGATCCATAAGTAGAAGCATAAGGTTTTATACCTTGTTTACATCTTTTAATTACACAGTTATTTATTACTGTTCCTTTTGAAGATTCTTCTAAGCCACCTATACCTATTTCACTATCTACTATATAACAATTTTCAATCATCAATCCACCTACTGAATAACAATCAAATATAGCTTCACCTTTTTTTACATTATAGATATAGCAACCAATTATAGATACCCCCTCTGTTGTAAATCCAGGGTGAATACCTTTATTTACGGCATCTTCTATAGTGCAATTTATTATACTTGTCCTTCCCATATTTTGCATTGAAATACCATCAGCATTACTATTTCTAACAATAACATCTATAATTGTTAAACCTAAACCATTCTTATTTACTCCTGCTACTAATGGGTCTATGTGAATCGGTGAAAGTTGATAAGATTCTGGCTCACCAGTTATTTTATTACCATCACATATAAGTCTTTCTATAAAAATATTTTCTCCACAGTCATCATATCTAAGAGTTGAAAATATAGGGAAAGTTTGACTAATAACGCCATTTATAGGCACTGCCCTAGCTAAACCCTTATTAGTTGCACTATGTCTTTTATATGCTTCTATTGTTATTGTATTTAACGTAGTGTCTACTGCCTTTATTACTCCAACTGTATCTGAATAGCTTCCCCAATCACTTAGTCCTACATATACATCAAACCCTACTGTAAATTTAGAAGCATCAGTCACATGAATAGTTGTATCTCCTTTATTAGCTTGTTGCGTCAAGTTTTGAGTTACTGCTTGAATCTTTTTTATTACAGTATTTGCACCATCTCCACAAACAATCATATTTGAAAAAATTTGTATTGTTCCATGTACTAAGTATGTTCCAGATGGGAAATATAAAGGTAATCTAGTATTTTTTGATTCGTCCCTTGCATTTCTTATTGCAATTGTATCATCTGTTACTCCATCCCCTTTAGCACCAAAAAAACATACATTTATAACTTTACCAATTCCACTTTCTCCACTATTGGGGAACGTAAATAATCTACCTTCAGCATCTATCCCTACACTTTGTGTCATAGTTCCAGTTTTTTCAACTGGTCTTACGCCACCAATTTTTTCACTTGTAGCTATTTCTAAAGTAGAATTATTAATTTTTTTTACCAAATCCTCTGTTAATTCATTTTCGGTAACACTATTAGGTTTTATTTTTATAGAATATTCGATGCTCTCCTCTAAACTAAGGTTGACTTTATTAATAGCAGTTTCTAAATCTAAAGATACTCCTTTTGTTCCTATGTGGACCATATGATATTTACCTTCTTCTTTTTTTATATCACCACAAGTATAAGCATTATTAACTACTATTTTTACAAAGGAATCGTCTAATATATTATATTGAGCAACCAAAATTGTATATTTTGAAAATTCACTTTCAATAATGTTGACATAAAAATCTGTATAAATTTTAGATGAAACTATACCAGCGTAAGTGCCACTCCCATATTGAACAGCTCCATTTGAAGTTATTCTCCCTAGTTTCCATTCAAATCCATTATCTTTAACCTTCTCAAAAGGAATTTGCATATCACAAAAACTATCAGTAAAGTTATTCACCTTTTTAAACTGTCCTCTTATTGCACTACCAATATTATCATAAGTAATTCCATCTTCTCCAATTCTACCATCTATTAATTCAGCATCACCAGTTGTACTTCCTTCTTCTAATTTAGTAAAGCTATTTATTCTCTCGTTTAAATTGTGAACATTAGTATCCAATTGCGAACCTAATTCTTTAGTCTTTTCTTCTAGATCTGCAGCTTTCATTTCAACATCTTTAGTGATATCCTTGGCCTTTATCTTTTTTGTTCCTCTCCCACTTATAACTACATAATCATCATCATCTAATATAGTTTTAATAGGTAATTCATTTAATCTCGTAGTATTTAATTTTGTCATTTGATTAATACCCCCTTTTATCTTATTAACGCAGTATCTTCATCTGCTAATATTACATTGCCATCATCAGTCAATAAAATTGTTGGATAAATAACATCTTCTCCATCCCACTTTTCATTTATACTTCTTCTTATTTCAAACTCAAATGATGGTAATGTGACCTTGCATCCATCATCATCTAATAAAACTATCTGCATCTTTGATTTACCTACATTTTGTGTATAGGAATCATCGAGAAAGAATACTACTTGATTCCCTTCTATTCTTGCACTCTCTACACTATCAACTCCAAATGGAGTTTCAATAAGTAATTTAGCTTTTAATGGATTTATTGGCATCATCCTATAAGAACTCCCTCTTTGTTTAACCTGAATTCCGTATTCATAAATATTAAAAATTAAATCAAGAGCATCATTTTTATAGAATTGAATATCAGAATTCAACTTTGAACTGTAATTACTAACTGTTAATGTTACTTCTTTATATAAGCTCATATATATCCTCCCTTATTAAGTTTTAATTTTATCAGCCATTATCTTAAACTCAATTATTTCTTTTTTTTCTTCTTCCGTTATCCAATTTAATTTAACTGCTTTTTCTAAGTATGTTTTATCAATTCTATTTTGAACATACATATCTAATAATTTTTGAAACATTTCCTCACCTCCTTCTAAGGTACTATATCCATTAGTGTTATCATTAAATTTTCAACAACTTCATCTAATTCACTTATTTTATTTTTTAAACTTTCTTTTTCTTCATCAATTACTTTTTCAATAGATTTAAAGTATAAAAAAAGAGTATCTGGAGCTGATACCCTTTTAGTTAACTTATATTCTTTATTTTCATCTTTTATAGTTATTCCGTCATAATATTCAACTATATTCATAATCAATAACCTTCCACGCAAACAAACCAAGAACCATTACCATTGGCAATAGATGGAGTTGATCCTGATGGATAATATAACATTACTGAATTTCCAGTATCCATTCTTGAAATTAAGTTTATAGGAATATTGTTACTTCCCACAAATCTTGCTACTACACTGCAACTAGCCGTATTTTTAAATGTATAAGATAATGGAACTGTAATACTTAAAGCATTCCCAGCTACATTTTGTATACCACTATTCCATGCTCTGCAATAGCCATCTTCATGTAATCTATATCCCCTATCTGCTTTTTTATCAGAATGTATTACTTTATGTTCTTCCATTTCTCTAAATCTTAACACTTCTTCTGATAAACTATTTATAATTGATTGGCCATTTGTTTCCCTACTATCTGTTATATTAGCTGATTGAATAGCAGAAACTCCAACGCCTACATAAACTTCAGCTAATTTTACATAACTAGAACTTGTAGTGCTAGGTGCTGAAGGTGTTGAACTTGCTGTACCTTTTAATACTTTAATTTCTCTAGTTGTCTCACTTATATAAGCTACAATTGCATCTATTCTCGGATAACTTGCTGTATTACTTTCTATATTAACTGTATAACTTGCTGTATTTTGTAAAGTAGCCCCATTAATTGAACATAAGCCTGATGCTACTTTAACTGATATTGCCGGAGTGCTTTGTGCTTCAACTTTTAAATCATTTTCCCCATACACTATCTTTCCACCTAAACTTTTACTTGTTATTAAGTGGGCATCTGCTACAGTATATGTAGTAATACCATCTGTATTATAAATTCCTCTAACCGTCATAATATCATTCCTTTCTTTATTAAATAAAAATAGAGCCCATTTAAAGGGTTCTGTTGTGAAATAATTACTTATATCTGTAAATAGTTGGTTTGTTATCTCTAAAAACTGAATTTCCTAAAATAATTGTAACTGCATTTTCAGTTAAATCAACTATATATTCAAGAACTTTTATTTTTATATTTAGTTTATATTTTTCCGTATTTAATTTAATATAATCACCTGGTTCAATATCAAAAATATTAAATGATTCTGATATTCCAACTTTAACTGTACAGTTAACTAAAGGATTCTTATAAGTGTTTAAAGTTTCTTCACATTGTTTATCTAAAGTTTCTTGTAACCGTATATCATTAGCTTGTATTATTTTCTCTCTTCTTCCATATAAACGTAGAGAATTATAATCAACCGCAGTTGACATTAACACATTAAAAACTCCATCTTCTTCCCATGAAACTCTAGCACTAACTACATTAGCTATTTGTGTTTGGTCTATAGTATAATCCCATGAACCTATTATATTGTAATCATTTATTTCATAATATTCAGATTTATCTCTGCCTAAGCTTTTATAAAAATTAAATTTTCTATCTTTAGTGATTTTAAAATAACAATTACTAGCTTCAATAAATTCTTGTATTTTCTCATAAAGATCATCTGACCATTCAATAGATCTATCAGTTTTTAAATTAGTATCATCACATTCACCTAACTCAATCCCAGTTCTTGTTATATTATTTATTTCGCTAATAAGAGAAAATATTAATGTTCCATAAGTTTTATCATAATAAGTCTTTTTAAATTCATTTTCAGAATTTAATCCTATATCAGTAAAATTTCTGTTTTGAAATAAACAAGCATAGCCTAAACATATACATTGAATATCTTCCTCAACTGGACATGGTGAATTTACAACTCCAAACCATAACAACTCTTCTTTATTATCTTCAATTTTATATAATTCTATATGTTGATTTAATATAAGTTCTATTTTCTTTTCTACTAAATACTTAATAGGTGAATTAAATGTAAAACTCCCAATTCCATTTAAGGCTTTACTAAAAGATATATTAGATAAAACATATAATTCATCAATTAATTCATGTTGATTAGTATAAAGTTTTATAAAATATTTTATATCCATGCTTCTTTCCACCTTATATAAACTGCACATTCTCCATCATAATCAATTTTTATTTGATTAGATCCATTAACTAAACTAATATAACTTCCACTTTTATATTGTATTTTACTAGTTTCATTTACTTTTACACTTCTACTCCTAGGGTTGCAATCTATATATAACACATCTCCACTTTCAATTAATATATCTAAATTAAGTTGCTCACCAGTTGTTTCATTTTTAACCTTAAAATTACTGCCTTGACCTTCTATTTGAATTATTGGATAAACTGTTGCGTAACCTTCATTAATAGCTTCTCCTATATTCCCTATAACTCTTTCTGTATAAGTCCAATTTTCAGGAACTCTAAAAGCACTAGTTGGAAATTTCCATCCTCCTTCAATTGCTTTTTCTAAAGTTAATTCTTTAAAATCTTTTTTATAAAGATAAGGATCACACATTTTAAAAGTAATTGTCATAGTTCTAAACTCATCTGTAACTATAGATTCTTTTTTTGCTTTACATTCAATTTCTCCTATGCCTTCAATATCCACAATTATTGATACCTCTCCAGCTCGTACTAAATAACTTAATTGTAATGCTGATTTAATATCATTATCTGCTTTAGTACTCACAACTAAAGTAAAAGTTTTAGAGTTTATTTTACTAGAACCAGAATAACTACCATGATAATACAAATCACTATCATTATTAGTGTTACTACTATCTAATAAAAAATTATATAAATTTGCATAATAAGGACATTGATCGCCTAGAACTTGTAACCCATTAATAAATATTTTATTATAGCAAATCATTCTTACTCCTTCCCTGAATAAAAATAGAGCTCATACAAGCCCTATTTTATACTTCCTAATATTCTTTTAATATTATTAACACTTCTTTGTTCATTCTCTTTATTTTCAAAGTGTGCTTCATCTATGTGTATATTAACGCCAGAACAATTATTAGAGTTAGAGAAAATTTTATTCATTTCTTTTAAATATACACCAATAGTATTATTTAATTTAGAATCAATCATATCATTCATTTTTTTAGTTGTCATAACTGCATTTGTAACTCTAGAATTTTTAGGTAAATAAGCATATTCCCCTTGTACCGCATCCCCTAATGTATACGCTCTTGCTTTCCCTAATGTGTCTACTAATTCTAGTCCCCTTTCATTTATATTATAGATACCAGCAGTTTCAATACTTCCTCCTGATTCCTTCTTTTTAGGTTCACTTGTACCAAATATTGCATTCCAAGTTTTTGAAGCTATTTTACCTAATTTAGTTAATAATCCTTCAGCTTTACTATTAGCTTCATCTAACCCACTAACTTCAACTTTAGAAGAAACATTCTTTGGAATTTCATTAAGTTTATTTTTAAGAGCATTTGCATCTCCTTCAGCATTAACCATTTCTTTTGCTGCAGCCTTAAATTCTTCTTTAGTCATACCAAACTGTTCAGCACTTAGAGTACCATCATCAATTGCAGTACATATAGCATTAAACTTATCTTCGGCAGTTCCAGCAGTTACACCAGCTTGTTCTATTACTTTATTGCATGCTTCTATAGCAGAATTTGAAAAAACACCAAATGTTTCTGCCCCTTCATCAACTATCCCTGTAATATTTCCAAAATCATCAACTATAACCGTATGCATGTTTCCAATTTCATCTGTTATAATTGCAGTATTTGACATTGTTGCATCAGCATATCTTTTTAATGCTTCTTCACTATCAAAATATGCTGTAGATATTCCACTTACATTATCTATTATCATGTATGCATTTTCATTTAATTGTTTTGTAGTTAAATTATTCTGTTCAGCAAAATCAGCATCATAAAGCGCCATTCTTTGCAATGAAACTTTTTGAGTATTAGCATATAATTCAACTGCTCTTTCTCTCTCATTCAACATTTGTTTATATTCATCAGTATATTGTCCATGCTCTTTAGCACTATCCCTCAATGCTTGTATTTCTTCGAGTTTAGAATTTTTAATATTATCTACTGTTTTTTTATTATATTCCAAACTGCCTTCTATCGCTTCTCCATATATTATCTTTTGCTCATCATTATATTTTTGAGTTATCTCTAATAAATCATCATAATTAGTTTGTTGAGTACTAACTATAAAATTATGGTTTTCATTTAAATATTCACTAAATTCTTTATTGAATCCATTCCAATCAATATTAGTAACTTGATTCCCCATTTCATCTACAGTATTTGTTGTATACTTTTTAATCATTTCAAGGCCTTTTAATTCAAGCCCCTCTATCTCCGAATAAATTCCACTCATAGCATTTTTAAAATCTTCTACTGTTTTATTTATCTGTTCTTGACTAAATCCTTTCTCATTCATTCCTGCAGTTAATGCAGCTATTTGGCTGTCTATATTCCCAGCTCCTATAGTATCTTTAATTAAAGTTGCTACTTGTTCATCTTTTGTTTGCTGCCCTATCTCTGTGCTATTTAATATTTCATAAATTTGATCTTGGTACCCTTTTAAAGTTTCAACCCAATTAGCTACATCACCTTCAGCATTATTTAATGCAGTTTTATATTCTTCACTAAACTTCCAGCTATATTCTTTACCAAAAATTTGAGTCCATATATTTTCATTGCTTCTTAATCTTCCTGTGAACTCTCCTATCTTACCATCTAACTCACTATAAGCCTTTTCACTTTCTTTTATTTCCTTCTGATTATTATATAAAGCTAATCCTAAAGCACCAATACCAGCTACCGCTAATCCAATTACTCCACCTTTTAAAGTAAGTCCACCTAATGTTTTTGCTAATCCCCCTACTGCACCTTCACTTTGTGCTAATGCTTTTGTAAAACTCCCTAAGCTTTTTGTATCTGAAGCTATTTTTAATAGCCCTCCTATGCCACTTACCCCTTTTCCTAATACTGTTACTAAACTTCCTGTTGCCTTCATAACAGTACCAAAAACCAAAGATAATGCACCAAATTTTGCAATACTTGTTACTATTTCTGGATTCAATTTACTAATAAAATCTGCGACTTTACTTATGCCCTCTGAAACCTCATCCATTAAAGGTAATAAACTCTCTCCTAATTTTATAAGAGAATTTTTTGTTTCATTTATAGCCTTTTTAAACTTATATTCAGATGTATTAGCCATTGTATTAAAAGCTTCATCTGTTAATCCTGTACTATTTGCCATTTCATTTAAAGTACTATTAAAATACTCTCCATCTTTAGAAAGTAATGACATAGCACTTAATCCTGCTTCAGTACTTGACCATAAATTATTAAATGCATCTTCGTTACCTTTACAACTATCCTTTATAATTTTAAGAGCATCATATAATGAATAACCCTCTTTCATCAATTGAGTAAATGATTTAGAAGTTTTTTCTTCTAATATTTTACCAACATCTGTTCCAGTATCACCAAGTTCTTGAATCATAGCTTTCAATTGTGTTTGAGCTGTAGAAGCAGTCCTCCCTTGCTTAGTTAAACTTGCATATGAAGAAAGTATATTCTCTAAATTAACATTATACGAAGCTCCCATTGTCATTGCTTCCCCCATAGAACTTGCTAATTGTCCAACTGTTGTTACTCCATTTTTCTGTACTAGAAACAACTTATTAGATACATCACCAACTTCATCTACTGACTTTCCATAAATATTCATTACTTGAGTAAGTAAATTGGATGCTGAAGCAATATCTGTAAATCCTCCAACAGCAACTTTATTTACCTCTTCAATAAATTTAGTTGATTCACTATATTCTACTCCTGCTGAAATAGCATCATAAAGAGCATCTGTTAAATCAGTAACTGCAACACCAGTATTATTTGATAAATCCATTACTGATTCTTTATAAGTTTTAATACCCTCATTTGAATCATTAACAAGTGTATTTACTTTTGCTAACCCTGTTTCGAAACTTGCTGACATTGTAGCTAAGCCTGCACTAGCCGTTAATATTAATGCACCTGCTTTTTGTGCCTCTTCTCCACAATCTTTTATACTACCCCCAGCACTTTCAAGTGCTTGTCCTGCAGTAACAAACTTTTCTGAAGCTTTAATAAACTTATTCCCATGTTCTTCAATTGCTTTATTAGTTTGTTCTAATTGTTGCTCTAATTTTAACTGCTCTTGCTTAGTCTTTTCTATTTGAGTTAAATTAGATCTTATTGCATTTTGATTAGAAGAAATAATTTTTTCTTGCTTTTGGTACTCTTTATTAACTTCTTCTAATGCCTTTTTAGATTTTAAGGCTTCTTCTGATTCTTCACCATATGTTTTTACTGCTTCTTTATAAGCTTTATTAGCTTCTTCTTTTTGCCTTGCTAATTCTCCTAATTTCTTTTGATTTTTCTCTAAACTAGTATTATTTTTTGATAATGAAGATTCATATTCAGCAAGTATTTTTTTACTTTGTGATAATGCTTGATTAATACTTCTTTGCTGTTTAGTTAAACTTTGAATATTTTCCCCATAAGTATTAACTTCTTGAGCTGAAGTTTTAACTTCTTGATTTAGTAATTGCATATTCTTTTTCATATCAGCTATATTCTTATTATACTGACTACTATTTACTACATAAGTAACACTTATCTTACCATCTCCAGCCATATTCCCCTCCTGCTAAATCATATTAAAGAAATCACGTATATCATTAACTTCTTCTACTGTTTCCTCTTTGTCATCAACTATATTAGTATTATAAACACCAAAGTTATTTCTAAAATCAATATTAATCCTATTAACTCTTTCTTTTATTTGAGCTGCAGTTGAATTTAAAAATTCATCAAGTGATATTTTTAATTTATCAATAGCCATAACATAGAAGTAATTAAACCAATCCTCGAATACATCATAAGCATATAGTTTTTCTTCTTTTTTATCTTCATTAGACTTATCTTTACTTTTTTCAAACTTATCTATATAAACTAACGATTGCACCATAACTGTTTGCATTATATATAAAATATCTTTTTTCATATTAATATCTAAATATTTTATATTTTCTATAATTTCATCTAAAGATATATTCCCATCCATTGATGAATGTATTAATAATATAAAGTATCCATCTTCAAACTCTTTATCTAACTTTTCTAAGAGTTGAAGTGGGGTTATTGATTCTATTTTTAACTTTTTACATATAACTTCATCTTTTAATCCATAATATAAATTTTGTATAGTATTAAAATTAAATTTAAAAGTAATATCTAAATTATTAATTTTTAAATTTAATTGAGGATTTTCTGTTAATAACATAACTTTATCTCCTTTTTATAATTCTTAATAAAAGACACTATAAATAGTGTCTTTTTTAAAAATTATAAATCTACTCTTTTTCATTAAACATTTCATTTGTTATAGTTTCTGGAATGCTTCCAACGTTAAAGTATTTATAAGTCCCAAATGAATTATCTAATGCTAATGCATCAAAAGCTAATGATTTTGTATTAATTGTTTCAGTTCCATCTTCGCTTTTAGTAGTACCTTCATCTGAAATATTTCCTAATGAACATTTAGGGAATATAAAATGAGCATCCTCCTCTAATCCAGAAGTTAAATTTACTGTAGTTGCCTCAACTATAACAGCTTTATACCCCTTATTAGCTCTCATCCCATATATTTTTCCACCATTTTTACCTTCTCTAACATCAAATAATTTCATTTCTGTTTCATCTGACATTCCGTAGAAAGATAATGATCCTGATGTTTTACCAATTGATTTCTTTGAATAAATAACCCCATTCCCTGCTGCTAAAGAAATAGAACCTTCACCTGTTTCTGCTGACATAGCAGTTAATTTAGCAACTTCATATATTTCTCCATATGAACCATCTGTCTGAATATCTGCCATTAGAACTCTTTTAAGTCCATTTGTTAATCTTACAACTGTACTTGCTGCCATTAATTAATACCTTCTTTCACATTATATTTATTAAATCTAAACCTTAAGGTTTTATTGTAAATTTTTATATCACCTTTTTTAACAACAGAATTAATATTGTCTATAAGGTTATATCCTTTTTCTTTTAATGTTTTAATAATAATATTTGCTAAATTTAAATAACTACCTTCAGAATATATATCTACTTGAATATCATACTCTGTATATAAACTTTCTCCTCCAGCAAACGCCCTTTCCTGCTCATCTAATATAAACCATCTTATGTATTCATTAGACTTAACTCTCTCTGGCTTATCATAAAAAAAGATATTAGAACATAACCCTAAAATCTTTTCATCTTTTAAATCTTTTTCAAAAATATACTCCATTATAATCCACTCCCCTTAACTGGAAGTTTCCTAAAAATTTCTTCTGCTTCCTCATCAATGCCTTTAATTGCTCTATATGCTCTTCCTATATTTTCAGGCTTTGCTTTCTTACTTTCAAATTCCTGATATGCATAATATTCTTCTGTAAATCTAGTTGTTAACTTATATCCAAAACTTGTTCTTTTCAATCTACTCTTAACACTTCTTTTTGCATCTCCAGTATCAACTACTGCAGCTCCTTGCATCGCCTTCTTTGCTTTTTTACCTATTTCATTAAGAGCTTTCTTTATATCATCATCAGTAATTTCATCAAATAAAGCTAAAGAAGTATCTAAACCCTCAACTATACATCCACCCAATTAAATAACCACCTTACACTTAATATCTATATAATTAATCCCTTTTGGAACAGCTGTAATAATATCATAAGTTAAATTATTAAAAAGTATTTGATAATCTTTAGTTTTATACGGTAATTCTTTAGTCCATTTTGTATTTATAACTCTAAATGATAAAATAATACTCTCATCTTTAGAATAATCTTGGATAGCTTCACTGTTAGTTAATGTAAGTAAATTGGCATATAAAGTCTTAACAACTTTCGGATTTTTTTTATTTGAAAAAGCTTCTCCATCATCTTCACTTATAATAAATTTTATTTTTTTATCTAAAATTGATGGTATCATTCTACTTCCTCCAAATTAGATAATTTTGATAAAATGTTTTTAGTTATGATATCTGTTTTAGCTGATGAAGCAATTTCATATGAACGATTAAAATACATTGAGTTAACAAGCCTTTTAACTAGAATTCTTGCTAATTTTAGACTTTTATCATTATCTCTGAACGCTGAACCTACAGTGCTTTCTAAATAGATATCTGCAATTTCAGTAAATTCAACTATATCAACCAATTCTTCTACGTCATCTAAATCTACTTTACAAAATGAAACTACATCTTGAAGCTCTGAATTTATTTCTTTTTTAATTTTTTCAATTTGTTCTTCAGTAGGATCATTGGCTAATATTTCTCTATATTCATCACTTGATAATATAGTATACATTTATCCTCCTTTGCATAAAAAGAGCGAGGATATACCTCACTCTTATGCTGTGATTTTCTTAGATTTAAGAATAGCTTTATCTAGAGCTTTAACATCTAATCTTTCAACTACTCTTATTGCTTGAGCATTTGAATCAAAGAATGCTTCATTAGATGTAGCTATTTCAATTGCCTTTCTTTTGAAGAATTTAATTGCCTTCATAGGAACAACATAACCTAAAGCATCAGTATCTCCAAGTGTAGAATCATATTCTACTACTTCGTGACCATCTACAAATACTTTTCCATTTTCTACAGTAATTCTATCATCTCTATGACCATCAGAAACCATAGCATTTTTAAGTTTAGATCTTAAAGTACTTGTAGCTAATACTTTTACAAATCTTCTTACTGATGGTTTATAAGCATCAATAGCTTTACATATTAAATCAACTACTTCTCCATCAGTTAAAGATATTGCTGTAGATTCTTTGTTTGCTTCAACTTGAGCTAATATTAATTCATTTTTTGTATTTACTGATTTAACTACAAAATTTTCTTTAATAACTCCAAATAAATCTACTGCACTATCTGCGTCTAATTGATTGTCTACAGCAACTAATTCACCATATCCATTACAATCATATTGTATTTGGCTAAAATCTAAAGCTCCCTCTGGAATCTTTTGCCCTGGAGTTAATTTATTAAGTTTACCACTTAATTCTGATACTGGTCTTTTTCCTGTTAAAGATGTTACTGAAATAACCTCACAGTATTGCTCTAATGAACCATATCCAGCTTCTAAAGTTTCTAGATCATTTAAAAATTCCTCTGGTATTACAGCTTCAGTTGAACCACCTGAAATTTGAATAGCTTTTGTAGAAATAGTTTTTCCTGCTGCTAATTCTTTTGCTGCATTTGCATAGCTTCTTTTTTCTTTATTCACTTCTTCTCCTCCATTATTATTCTTTTGAGTTTGTAGATTTCTTTTTTCAGCTTCATCAGCTTCAATTTCTTCTTCCTCTTCGGCTTTTTCTAAGTCCTTAGTAAGTTTTTTTATTTCATTTCTTTTTTCCTTTGCTAACTCTAAATTTTCTTTATTTACAGCTTCTAGTAACTCCTTGTTAGTTTTTTCAATTAATGATCTAATTTCTTTAGCTTTCATTTTAAAATCCTCCATTTATTTAATTAAATATATCTTGTATAGCCTTACCAAACTTTCTTAGTTCTTCAAGTTCATTATTATTTTTCTTTTCAACTTCTTTAACAGTATCGGAATTAAATCTTACTTCTGTTAGGCTTCCTTCTTTTCTAACCTCAGCTAAACATCCACTATACGCTGGTTCTACAGTTAAAAGTGATACTTCTAACAAGTCAATATCTGTTAAATATCTTCTTTGAAGATTATCATTTACTTTTTCCCAAGTATCCCTATTAGTTAAAAAACCAAATGACCATCCTCTCAATTCACCATTTTTAGCTTTTTCTATTACTTCTTCATCTGTAATAGTTGCTTTAACTCTTAATCCTATTGCATCTTCAACTAACTGTAAATTTCCTGCTTCAATTGAACCTAATTCTCTATTTTCAATATGATTAAAAAGTATTTTTACATCATCAGCTTTTCTAAGAGCCTTGCTCCAAGTTCTTGGAAGTACTTGCTCAACAAAATCACCATTAGGAGAATGTATAGTTTTGCTATCTCTCGCAACAGTATTTACATATCCTTCAACTACAATAGATTTATCATTCATTCTTATTTCCACTATCCTCACCCCCTTTCACAGTGTCAGATTTATCATAGTAATTAATACATGTACTTAATGGCATCTTTCCACTTGTAACAAGTATTTCATCTGCTCCTTCATGCTCTAATGTTTCATAACCAAATTCTCTTCTAACATCATTAGTAGTTAATCCATTATCAGCTAATTTCGTAATTGAATTAACTCTAGTTTCATAATCCATTCTATAAAGTTGATCTTCATCAAACTCTACTACATACTTTTCTCTATCACTTTTACTTAAGTATTTATAAGTAAATTCTTGTTGTACTTGAATTATAATAGGTTGTAATGCATCAGAATAAATTTGTAATTGAAGTTGTTCTCCCGTACTATAATTTACATCCTCATAATCATTTAAAATTGTAGATGGTAAATTAAACCCACTACATAATTCTTTTTTACTTAATCTTCTTATAGCTTCATATTCTGCATCAGCTAAAGAAAGATTTAAAGAGCTTACATTAAATCCGGCCGGAACAGTAAATACTCTTCCATCATTTGAATATAATTTACTAAACTTAGATTGAATTTTCTTTAATGTCTTTTCGTCTTCAATTGTACTTGTAGTTTGTACTACTGCTTTACCAACAAGCCCATTTTTAAATATATTATTTAAATATGTTTGCCCTTTAACTAAAGTATCTACTGTATTAGCTAAAATGCTTCTTACTGGAACAACTCTTATTCCATCATTACTATATCCATACCTAAACACTATTACATTTTTATCTAAAGCATCAAATATTTCATTGTTTAGCTTACATGTATATAAAATAGGACAACTTTTAGCACTATCTATTATTCCTGCATCATCAACAAAAATAGTTTTTATTTCAACTGGATATAAATCTCCCGTAGCCCTATCTATATACAATCCACTTATTCCATTATGAAGTCCCCAAGCTATAAACATTTCCATTGTATTATAAGCATTCATAACCCTATTAGGCTTTAGATTAATCTTTTTAAAGTTTTTATGTTTTCTTTCAGGTATCTTATTACCATTTTCAATATTTAAAATTTCTAAAGGTAACTTAGCTATAGCTTTTGATATATAATTTATACAAGCATAATACGAACTTTCTCCAATACCTTGATTAGATTCCTTATATTCTAAAAAGCTTGTCCCAAATACATCATCATATGTTATAGATCTCTTCTCTCGATTAAAAAATATACTCAAACTTATTCACCTCCTTTCCTATAAAGGCTATAAGCAACTAAAATTAATTCCCCAGCTAATATATACATTCCAAAATTAAAATTAATTAATATAGAATTAATAGCTATAATAAATAGCGCTAAAAAAATCAAAACATCTGTTAAATTTCCCCTAACAAATGTTTTGACTTTACTATATTTAACCTTAAGCCATTTAATTAATTTCACTTTATCACCCCCAATCTTGCTCTAATAATGCATCTACTGGATTATACTCGCATGGTTTTAAATATAATTGGCTATATCCAAAAGGTAATACTACAGCCATATCTACTCTTGTATTATTACTTGCTCTATGTTTCATAAGCATTATATCCCCAGCCTTACCTTGACTAACTAAAGAATTGCTCATATTCCAGTCCAATAAAGTATTTTTTTCATAAAAAAATCTACCCTCGTAAATAGCATCTCTCATGCTTAGGGTAGGTGGTGATAAAACTGTATATGTTTGTCTTAACTCTATTAATTCATAATCTGCTTCTAATTCTTCTATTAATACATCAGCATAAGTAGGATCTATAGCAATACATTCTATTTCACATTCATATATTTCTTCTATGCTTCTTATATACTCACATATTTTTTTATATTTTATATTATTACCTTTAAGTATTGTGCAGTTTCCTTTTCTCATTTCTGCATAATAATCTATCTTTTCATGCCTCTTAGCCTTTGTTAATGTTCCTTCTGGTATAAATCCATGTACCTTGGCATAATAATTATTATCCTCTCTATACATCATTCCAACAGCAGTTAAGTCAATTGTTTTTGATAAGTCAACTGAAACAACTATTTTTTTACCCTTAAAGTTTATTTTTTCAACTCTGCATTTCTTCCAAAGGTCCATATCTAAGTAATGTTCCTCTTTTTCTGAAGTTTCTAGCATAATATTCAAAGATTTTGTTAAAAACTCTTCTTTTTCAGATTCAACTTCTTTAGCTTTATCTCTAGCTTCTCTGATTTCTTGATAGTTTTCTTCTATTCTTAAAGGATTTGCCCTATATATTCCTGAATCCTCCCAAATTTCATCATTGTTTGCATAATAGATTAAACAGAAATATCTTTCATTAACAATATTACCTTTTAAAATATTCCTACAATATTCTAACTCTTCATAGATAATGCTATTACTTTCAGCATAAGCACTTGTAGTTCTAAATAATAAAGGATTTAAAACTGACCTTTGCCCCGACTTCATAGCATTTATATTACTTGCATCTGTAAAACTTCCAACTTCATCAGCTACTATAAGTCCTGGTCTAATAGAATTGTTTTTATTAGCTTCTGCAGTTCTTGGTTGATAAAAACTTTTTGTTAATTTACATAAAACTTGACCGGTCCACATCTTAGATATTTTAAAATGTTTTCTAAGTGCTGGACTTGCAGTAACTAATTGATCTATCTGTTTTCTAATTTCTGCTGCTAACTCTTTTGATACACAGATAGAATAAATTTCTGAATAATCATCTTCTGTTAACATGAAACAAATAATAATAATTGCACAATCTGTTCCTTTTGCATTTTTTCTAGCTATAAATAAAATAGCTTCTCTGTATCTAAACTTTTTAGGATTATTTTTAAATCTCCATCCAAAAATATTAGCAAATAAAAAAGCTTGATGATTAGATAAATTAGGTAAAATAGGTTGTCCAGTTAAAAAGCCAGTAGCATAATTCATTAATGCAATTAAATTATTAATTACTTGTAATTGTTTTTCATCAAAATAATAAAGAAAATCATCTTGATATTGCCTATTTTCATAATCATTCAAGAAAATTTTACATTGCTCAACAACTTCCCATGTAGTTATTTCTTTACCATCTACACAATCTTTTGCATATTGAATAGCTTTATCTAATAATATCATTTATTCAATAATGCCTTTATTAAAGGATCTTCCTCAATATTTTCTTTAGCTGCATTTAATCCAGCAAGTTTTGCCCTACTTTGTGGAGATAAACATAATTCATTGCAACATCTAAAGAAAGCGGCTTCTGCATCTTTCCTCGCACCCATTAATGCTTTATTATTTAATCTTGCTATATTTTCATTTACCATTTTATCTATCGCTCTTATTCTTGAAATAGCAACAGAACAATTTGATAAGATATAATTATCTAAATTAGTTAAAATACCACTTGATTCTAATTCATCTACAATTTCATTAAATAATCTACATTGCTCATCTGACAAATAATCTGGTGGATATATTTTATCATTATTTCCTTTTAACTTTTCCTCAGCTTCAAGCATATTTTTAATTTCTTCTTGAGATTGATGTGAATTTTTTAATGCTTGGCTTTTTCTTGGTCTTGCCATATATATTTTCTCCTTTCAAAAAACTTCTCATTTTCGGGGATTTTTTTATGAAAAAGTTGAAATCGGTTTTTTTTAGCTTTCTTTTTTAACATTCTTATAGCCCCGGGATATCTAGAGAAATAAAAATATTTGCTTCCCCATCTAAATAAAATATAAAATTTATTTTTCATTAGTGAATGTATAAAAATTTTTCTCAAACCATTTCAGCGTTGATGTGAGTATGTTTTGAACATTACCTTTATTCTTAGTTTTATATTCATTATGAACTACGTTATGGTGCTTATCACATAGAGTAATTAAATTATGCTGTGATATTCTTAAATCATAATCCTCTTTTAATTCAACTATATGATGTACTACATCTGCATCTCCTGTTCCATATCCAATATTCTCTATAATATCCCATTCATTGTCTGCCCCTTCTTCGATAGCTAGGCAGGGTAAACATAGGGAGTTGCATCTATTATTTGTAGTATCCCTTGCAGTTTTCCATGCTTTAGTTGCATAGAATCTAATATAAAACATTTCTTCCTCACTCATTGCTCTATTCCTGTTATAGTACCTATATCTTTTAGCTTCATCTTTTCTATATTCTTTATTGCATTTAATGCAGTACTTATCAGCCTTATCTATCTTTACTTTCCCACATCTTGGACACATCTTCTTCATATTTAAAAGCCTTTACTCTCTAATTCTTTTTGCTTTATCTTTAATAACTCTTTATCTATTATTGATCTAGTTGGATTATCAACCCATCTTTCCATAGCTCTATTATTTAATAGATACTTAATAGCTTGTACATTTCCTGGAACCCATTCTTTATGCTTCTTAGTAACTACTTCTTCATATTCTTCAATAGTTCCATCTGGATATATCTTTTTATGTTTAACCTTAATATATTCTATAATATCTTTATAGTATCCAGTAGCAAGTTTTATTAATTCTTTTACGGTCTTATTAACGAAATTATTAGACTCATTAATTATTGTCCGCAACTCCTCATTTTCTTGCTTATATCTTCTCATTGTTCTTATATCTAATTTTAATTTTTCGCAAATTTCATTTTCTGAAAACCCTTTATTTGCAAGGTCTAAAGCTAGTTTTATTCTTTCTGATTTCTTCAAAACTCCCTCCTATTTTTTTGTCCTCGCTTCGTCTTTTTTTAACTTTTTTATTACTTTTTTATTTTTATTTCCAGTGTTCAATTTCCATTAATTTTTTTCTTTAAAATTTCAATTTAAAATATCTTTATAAAAATAGCTTGTACCCATTGAAAATACTAACTTTATACTACTTTCCTATTTTTTCATTCAATCAGTAATATAGGTGACGATTACTTATACCATTTTTAAAGCACATATATTAGTAATATTTTTTTATTTATCACTCAAATAAGTACCATTTCTTTTTTTACTGATTTAACTTCTAAACAGTAATTTAATCTTATATTCCTGTATCAGCTATTCTTGCAGCATCTTTTGCCATTTGTTCTTTTAACCCTAAATATCTTTTAGTTTCTTCTATACTCTTATGTCCAAGAGCTATTCTTACTGCTTCTAAATTCCCATTAGTTTCAGTATAAATTTTAGTAGCATATGTTTTTCTTGGACTATGTCCTGTTATATGCTCTAATCCAATAGCTTCTCCAACTTCTTTTAACTTATCACTAAAAGATTTTTGTGTTAAAGCTTCATTCCCTTTACCTTTTCTTGAAGGAAATGCAAACTCCGACCTTTTCTTTCCCTTAAGATATTGTTTTAAGTGTTTTTCTAGCGCTGGTCCAATTTCTGCAATTCTTTTTTTAGGTTTTCTTCTATTAGGATTTTTAGTAACTTCACTTTGCCATTGTTTATATTGTTTTTGCTCCTGAATCTCAAAGTAACCTTTATCTAATGCATCTTTTATTTCTCCAACTGTTAAAGATATTATGTCTTGCATTCTATATCCTGTTGCTCTAGCAAGTAAAAATAACATTAAGTTTCTCTCTGGATATTCCTTGCTTAATTCAACTAATTTTTCTTTATATCTTTCATACTTATTATCTGGAATAGGATTTGCCGAGCCTTTTTCCCATTCTCTTATTTTTACTTCTATCATTACCTCACCTGCTTAATTGCCCCTCGTGATCCACGTCGATATGATGAGTGATGCATTAAATCCTTAATATCTTTTTCTGATAAATTTTCTCTATTATCATTTCTTATTTTATTTAATTTTTTATAATTATCTGGTTGATTTTCTTTTAAAACTCTTCCAATACTCATAATACTTCCCCCTATTTTAAATATAATAAAAGAGCTGCTATTTCTAACAACTCTTTAATTCATTATTTAATCTTCTTGGCACGTCCCAAGGAATTTTATAATCTATATCCTTTTTTAAAACTATATCTCCATTTTCTTTAGTTTCATATAATGATCTGTTCTTTAATATAAAAGTTTTATCACTCATATACTGCTTACTTTCATATTTAGTTATTTTTCTTACTTCATTTTCATAAAACTTAAGATGTTTTCTATTTTCTAAGTGAATAGGCTTTAAATCTTTGAAATTTCTTTGAATACATTTATTTACTGCTGATTTATTAACCTTTAATTCTTCAGCTATTTCTCTTGCATTTAATCCATTTGCATATAATTGCTTCACTAATTCCTTATTCATTCCTATTCCCTCCTAAAAAATTATATAGTTTACCCCAACCCATTGAAAGTGGACATTTTTAAATTTTAATAAGTAATAACCCTTTCAACTTCTTGTTATTTCCGATTTGTATGTTACTATTTTACTACATAAAAAAATAGAATATCAATTTTCGATATACTCTGATATTAATCAATATAAATCGAAAATTATGATATTCTATATATTTCCGTACGTTTTTTCACTTTAAAATTTTATTCATTAAATCGTATTTTTAATGTTTCTGGTTTATTTGAAGATATAACAACATGTCCAGTTTTCATGATTATAGTAGAGCATGTCTTATTTCCTTCTGTAATATCTATTAATAAATTATTGTCCTTAGCTTCTTTTATTCTTCTTTTTGCTGGATTGCTATTTGGATTTATTATAGCTAAAATTTCTGATGTATTTATGCAATTTCCATATCCAGCATTAATTAATTTACTCATTTTATCACCTTATTTCATAATCTCATGTTTTTTTGATATCTTTACACATATAATCAACTGTAAAATTGTTATTATTATATCTACTGTAAAAAATATTAATAGATGCTTGTCCATTTACTTTACCTCCCTTTATGAAACTAATTTTCTATATGAATATTCAACATCAGTTTGAGCTACCTTCGCATATACCCTTAATGTTAATCCAACATCATTATGCCCTAGTATTTGTTGAATAACTTCAGGTTTCATCCCACTTCTCAAAGCAAATGTAGCCATTGTATGCCTAAATGTATGTGGTGTTATATTCATTTCTATATTAGCCATCCTTTGCATTTTATTCACAATTACCTGATAACCACGATTATTTAATTTTTTATAAGGCTCTGTATTAATTGATTTTTTATTTGGAGCTTTTGAAGAACAGAATAAATATTCACTAATTATTCCTTTACTTTCTCTTTCTTTTAAGTAATTAATAATAGCTCTCTTACATCTTTCCGTAAAATATACTCTTCTTTCCTTGTTCCCTTTTCCTATTACTAATAAATTCTTATGAGTCATATCTAAATCACTTACCTTTACATTGCCAACTTCGGCTACTCTGCAACCAGTTGATAAGAAAAATTCTAATATTGCTCTATCTCTTCTACTAAGAATACAATCCCTTAACATTTCGACTTGCTCTTCAGTCAATGGTTGTTTTTCTCTCTTTGGTTCTTTTACAGGCCTAATAGAAGAACATGGATTCTTAATTATAAATTCTTCATTTTGAAGCCATGCAAAGAATAATTTGATAGGTGTCATAAATGTGTTCATTCCAGCAGCACCCTTGGTACTACTTTCTGCATACATGAACATTTTAATGTCAGCACTTGTAATCATAGATACTGGCTTATTGAAGAATTTGCATAATTTTCTTAAGTTATAGCTATAATTCTTTAAAGTAGCTACTGATAAACCTTCAAGCTTTTTAGTCGCTAGGAAATAGTTTACCTTATCCTCAAGATCACTTGTCACTAATGCTGTTTCTTTTGTAGTAACCTCATACCCATATAAAACTTCTTCTACTAATCTTTTTATTTCTAGTTGTCTTGGTAGGTTAACCTCTAGCTCTGGAAACTCCATTGTTAATTTACCTATTAATTTTACAGTTACTTCTTCGTTGCAATTTCTATAATTTAAGTTCTCCATGTTCTTCTCCTCCTTATTAATTAATTGAAATAGATTTTCTTATGAGAATAGAAGCATATAATTACTCCTATTCTCTAGTTGGAATTATGTTCTAATCTATTTCTTCAACTTTCATTTCTTTAATCCAGTCATCATAATCTTCTTTTATATCTTCTTTTATTTGTTCTATAACTTCTTCTTTAGCAATTTCTAATTCTCTTCCATATATTTCCAATACATAATTGACTCTTATTTTCATAATTACACCTTTTTAATTAAGATTTATCTAAAATATCCCACATATTTTTAAAATCCATCCAATAATAGCAACCGGTATAGATATTTCACCAGCAAATAATCCTATAATTGCACTCCCTATTAGTGGAATTGATTTACCAAACCACGATAATATTTCACTTATTGACCAAGCTCCAATCGAAATATTTATTAATGATATTATTATCACAGTAACCCATCCTGCATTTTTAACTTTTATAAACATATTTATCTCTCCTTCGCATTATAATCAAACTTCTATTTAATGAATTGCGAATTACATTGATATCTCATTTTCAACTTTTAACAAATGTACTTCGGAATATAATTCATCTAACTCCCAATATCTTTCTTTAGCTTTTTCTTCACCAAAGACTACCTCACATCTTTTCCCATTCCATGCTTCAAAAACTATTACGTACACTTAAATCCACCCCTTAATATTCCTCTGGTATTAATGCTAATCTAGCATCATCTTTTTTATAATTAATCATTACTTTTTCTAAATCTAAAACTTCTTGTCCATATTTATCAGATATAACTACTTGCATTTCACCGCTATACTCATCTAATATCTCTCTTAATTCATATACTGTCATGATCCTTCACCTTTCTTCGCAATAATTTCAAATTATTCAATAATTAGAGTTCTCTATAAACTTTATCGCTAATTGATTTTCCTAATATATATTCAACACCTTGCTTACTTAACCAAAAATATATAGAACCCCAACTGTTAGGCTCTTCTTTGCTTTTTATTGCCAAGCCTTTATTAACAAGGTCGTTCCACTCCTCGTCAGCATGGTTAGTAAAAAAGTAATTTCTATAAGGTTTATTTTTATAATCTAACCCTATACAATGTTCCATAAGCTCCCTTTGATTACTTGTAATTTCTATCCATAAATTTTTATATAACCCTTTAAAAGTTTCCATTCTATCTTTTGTATTTATCGCAGGATATCTATTCTTTAAATATCCTAAATCAACATGATCCACTGACTCTGGCGGAGATGTCCAATGACTTATATATTCTTTATTGCCAATAATTAAATAAATATCATATCCACTTTTTCTATTTTTATATCTTTCTAATCTCATACTAATTTCAAATTACTCACAATATATTTTTGTTTTTGAATTGCCACTATAATTCACTATTATTTAATATTAAAGCGTGATTACTTCCATATCTTTCAGTGGCAATATAATTTTCTACCTCACTATTAGTAATTTCACCTTCAATATGTTCATCATAATCTGAATCATATATACTAGCTCTTACTTCTATATCTCCATAATCTCTTAATGTTTCTTGAAGATGTATCATTAATTCACTTATTTTCATTCCCCTTATCTCCTTTATACTTTAATCAAAATCCAATACAAATACTTGTTATTTCTCTAGTCTCCTTCTTCTTGCATGGTGAAATTCTTTTTATTTTAAAAACATCTAAATGCTTTTTTCTAACTGGTATCTTATAGACTTCAACTTCTAATTCTCCATCATATTTGCTTAGCTCTTCAATTAATTCTTTTACTTTCATATTTTCCTCCTAATTTCAAATCATTCGTTGTAACTATAAACTTAATGGTTCCACAACTTTTTTAACTTCTGTCGAATATGATACACATACATCTCTGCTCCATTCTAAAGTTGCACCACAACCTCCACATTCAATTTCTCCACAATCTGCATCATACTCCCAACTATCACTTTCTTCATATCCACAAATAGGACATTTAATTTCGCTTGTATCCCAATTCTCTTCTTTTTCAATATCGAATTGTTCAATTTCTCTAATCTTATATTTATTCCCTTGTGAACAGCATACTGAATAAAACTTACCACCTAGCTCTATTGCTCTATCCCATAACTCAACATCATCAGCTACAGCCAAAGTTTTATAAACTTTTACTTCATCCCACTCTGTAAATATATCTTTAAAATCATCAGCCAAATACAATTCTATTTTCTTCATTCCTCATACCTCCACAAACTACATAATTCTTAGCTGCTCTTCCATGCTGCACCATTCTTTTTTCACTGGATAAATTTCATACACTTCTCCATATAAACTAACATCAAGAGTTCCATTCTCTCCTAAACTAAAATCAACTACTAAATTATCTATATCATCAAGTAGATACTTTAATTTTTCTTTTATGTTTTTTGGTGCATTTTTATTAAAATTTTCTTTATTAAATCTATAAACCATACCTTTCTCCCATTATTCAAATTGTTGCTTAAACCATCTGCTTTTTTCTAATAACACTTCTACATCTCTAACTAATATTGGATTATCCTCAATATAACTACTATTTCTCTTTAAAACAGTAGTCCTTTTTAATGTACCTACAACATTAAAATATTCATAATATATTGTTTCAGTTTTAAAATTATCATCTTCTCTAATCTTAAAATCTAGAATATTACCTTTTTTATAATATTTATTAAATCTTTCTAATAAATCTGCTGGTATATTTTTAAACACATTGTCTTCTATTCGTCTTAATTCCATTACTCTTCATCTCCTAGTTCAACTAAAACTCTTCTATTTTCTATCCTTTTTTTATTTTTCTTTTGGAGCCTTCTTTTATAAGTTGGAGTAGAGTACCATCTAATAGTATCTACTTTAACATTTAACATTTTAGCTAACTCATATACGTTCCCAATAGCTAAACATTCCTCCCCCTTATACATTGCATATTCTTTCATGACTTTCCTCCTGACCATCCTCTTTTAATGCTTTATTTACAGCTTCTTTAGCACTTAATCCTATAAAGTAATACTCAACTGCTTTTGTTAAAACTTTTTCTAAAATATCTTTCTCCATAATCTAATCCTAATAAATATTTTGGGAAAGGATCTTAAAACATTCTAAATTTGTAATCCCCACTACTTTTCCAGCCTGTCCAAAGGTCCTTTCTTTAATATTTTTATTCATATAAATGCCCTAAAGCATTGATAACTATTGCTTATTTTTATTTTCAAAAGCTTTCATTCTATAATTAGAATCTTGCTTAAATGTCACTCCAAACTTTCCGTCAAACCTTTCAAGTATTCTTTCTCCCATAGCTTCATCTAGCTTTCTTAGCATATTAGGAGTACACTCTGTAGAAAATAAAGTAGGTAAATTATTAAAATATCTATAATTTAATATTGGATATATATGTTTTGTGTCTGCTTCTGTCAATCCACCAAATAAAGCTCCATTCCTAACCTTATCTTTAAATAAATCATCTATTATTAGAACTTTAGCTTTTTTATACCTATCTGATATTTTGGTATAATACTCTGTATCTGTTGCACATGATTTTAATTCTCTTATAGCTTCTATATATGATATATATACAACCGGTATTTTTTTATCTACCAAAGCCTTTCCAATAGCAATTACTATATGAGTTTTCCCTGCTCCTGGTTGTCCCATTAATCCAAACCAATTTTTATCCGACTTTATAATTTCATCGAAATTTTCTATATATTCAATCGCTAGTTTTTTTGCTCTAATTGTAGTATCATTGTAAGCATTATAATTTCTTAGCAATTTTACATTCTCGGGATTAACTCCAAACGCTTCCCATATTCTTCGTGTATAATCCAATTGATAACATTCACATCTAGCTATTACTTTTCCCTCATCATTTAATAACCAAGTTGTATCTTTACACTTAGCACATTTATAGCTATTAGTAACAGTTAAAGTTGTATCTTGATTCTTCCTCACTTGCTTCAATATTCGGTCTAATGCTTCCATCACTATTTACCTCTTTCCTTCCATTCGAAGTCCAATTTTGTAATATTCCTAAAACATATTTATAATTATTAATTTTTCCTCTATTCATTGCTTCAGTTGCTGCATCCATTAACCATTGCCCTGTATAAATTTCTATATCTGCTACTATTTGCTCCATTAATACAGCTGTTACTATAAATCCACATTTCTCAAAATGTTTAAATATATCTAAATTTTTTTCAAGACTACTACAACTATCAACATTAATTTCTTCTAGTTTATCCTTACCTATCCTATCCTTACCTATCCTATCCTTACCTATCCTATCCTGTGTATACGCATTGTTTCCATCATGTATACAATTTGGAGACAGTTCATTTTTTACATTAACTATCTTATTTTTTATTAACTTTCTTCCAGTTTCTTCAAAGGTATAAGATTTATTCTCGTCTATATTTAGCATGGATTTTTCAAATTTATAATTTGTTTCTGTGTATCTATCATTTTGAATGTAATTGTGAATTCTCCAATGTTTAATGACCACAACACCTGACTCAAATGGTATTAAAAATTTTTTTGCTATTAATAGCTTTAAATCATCATCCCCACAACCTATCATCCTTTGAATTTTCTTAGAATTATTTATAAAACCATCATCATCAGCTCTCATGCTAAGATGAAAATATAATGCTTGTGTACTTAAAGGCATATCTAGAAAAATATCACTATCTATAATTGTCTTTGCAAACATTCGTCTTTCTGCCATTATTACTTTCCTCTTTCTAACATCTATATTTTTTATGTTTTTTGTATTATACTTATATTGATTTGTTTTGTTTGGACTTACCCTTAGTTTGGTCGCTGGGGTATGTCCTTATTTTTTATCTTCTAAAGTTCCATAAAACTTTTGTATGGATGTTATAAAATACAAACTCATATGAAGTTGTTCTTTCAACTAAATACTCTCTTGGATTTAATCCGTTATCTGCTAAAAACTTCTTTTGTTCTCTTGTTGGTTTCTTAAGCTTCTTCATTTAATAATCTCCTTTCTAATATCTCTAACTCTTTATGTTCTTCTCTTAAGTGTCTTAAATTAATTTCAAATGCTTTTCTAGCTAAACTATTTGTATTTCCCTCAAGGATGAACTGCTCTAATTTCTCTATTCTTTTAACAATAACTTTTTTTCTTTCAGCTATCCTTAATTTACTTATTGATTTTTCCACTAATAATTCTCCTATACTTTCAATTAAATTCTTTTCACAATAAAAATTATTGTAATTAATGCAATCGTAACATTAACTGATAAGAGAGTAATACAAATTTGAAGTGACTTAACTCTTTTTTCTAAACGTTTTAATCTCTCTCTAATTTCAACATCTTTAATAGTCCCTCCAGCTAATCCAATAGCTATTTGTAAGGCTTTAACATCAGCACTCCATTCACTTTCTTTACCATACATTCCTACCTGTTCACTACAATACTCTTTTAAATCTTCTAATTTTTTTATAACAAGCTCTTTATTCATAAGACTTCACTCCTAAATATCTTTATTAACTTATCTATTCCATCTAAAATTGATGTAATTATTAGAATTAACCCGATTATTATTGCCAAAGCTATTGGCATTACAAAGGTACATATGCCCCATATATTTAAACCTTCCATGCTTTACCTCATATTTAAACTTTACTAAAAGTTATTTCCCCAACGGTATGAAGACCAACATTAACATGACCCCACTCATTCTCTATTACTCCTGTAAACCATATATCTGAACTAAGTAAATGTGGTTTTACTATTTTGTATAAAGTATCGTAATCTATTTTTTTAACTACTGTAGTTTTACTAATTTTATTCATACCAAGTTCCTTAACCTCAACCTTATATTTATCCATTTTGAATACCTCTTAAATATTTAATAAATTACCAATATATAATTTTTATAAATCTCAATGTGCTGTTTATTATATTTCTTTGTTAAAGCTATCTTTTCTTTAAACGTTTTATACGGTATTACAGCACATACCATATTGCCTATCATTTATATCACTTCTTCAAAATTAATTTGATTATTTATTCTTATAATTTCTTCTTTTAAATAAAATGGAGGTTCATAAGCTTGTACAATTTCTTTAGCTTTATCTAGATACTTTCTCTTTATAGCTTTATATTTCTTTACATTAAATTGCTCTTTTACATACTTCCAAATATTACTGTAAATTTTCCTAGATAACGATTTATCCTTATATGCTAAACTATCTTTACCGCCTAAAACTTGAGTCCCTTTGCTTTTGACTATAGCCACTAATTCATCTGGTTCATCACCTATAAGCGGTAAATCTTCTTTGAATGAATTTAAATCTTCTTTAAGCTCTATTACTTCTGCTTTAACCTCTTTGGCATATTTAAATTGAAGTTCTAGCATTTCTTCTGTAGTAAGCGGTCTAGCTTGTCCACTATTAACTTGTTCCCTCATATTGAAATATCCATCAACTAATTTATCGTATTGTTCCCATGCAAAATCATCTTCTAGAATTTTAAGAAGTTTTGAATAACCTCTTTCTGATAAAAGATATATATTTTCACTTCTATTTATTGCATTTTGAGTATAAATTCCGTTATCCTTCAAAAGGATATCGAAATTACCTTTTAAATCTAATACATCAATTCCATCTAAAAATCTTTTTCTATTTTTATTAATTAACTCATTAATCTTTCCAGTATCTCTTCCATGGATATAAGCAATTTCCTTAACTAACATTGACTTCTTACTTTCACCAAATCCACCTTCTATATCGTGGAACTTCATTCCATTAACATTTACTAATCCATTAACTTTTACATTTGGTTTTCTTGAACCGTGCTTTAAATTTTCCATTTGTTATCTCTCCTTTTTAAACTATTAAATTCAAACTCTTAGTTGTAATACTCTGGTATTCTCTTAACAAGTTTCGCAATTTCTCGTTTTCTTTTTCCAACCTCTCGGCTCTTTTTTCTAATTTTCTTCTTTCTATTGGTGAAAGAGGATTAGTATTACCTAATGATTCAATTTTTAATATTTCATCTATGTGATATCTTGGAGTTTGCAAGCCAGAAACTCTTGTTAATATCCCTAAAGATTCATATTTCTCAATAACTTTACTAGATGTAAAATCCCATCTTTTCGCTAAGCTTTGTCTACTTAACAATGTTTTTTCGTTATGTAAACTCACTATTATCCCCCTCCTAATCTACTACTAATTTTTACTCTATAAGAGTATTATTTAATATTTCATCTAAAGATATTCCTAACTCTTTTGATATATCAAAAGCAGTTTCTAAACTTGGTTTTTTTCTTCCACACTCAATATCACATATAAAACTTGGACTCTTAGAAATTTTCCTAGCTAAATCGCTCTTAGATAAATTAATCTCACTTCGTGCTCTCATCATTTCTTTTTTGAATTCTTCCAAATAAGTCATTTCTTCCTCCTTACTAAGAATTACGCTTTACGAGTAATATTTTATTACGCTATAAGAGTATATTCAAGGTTCATTTTTTACGCTATCAGCCTAAATATTAAGAATAAACGAGATAATCTTCTATTCTCTTAAAATTTCTCTATTTTTCAAAGAATTACGCTTTTAGTGAAGTTTTACACTAATAGCGTAATATAATATACTGATTAAAACAGGAGGTTTTGATATGAGTATAGGTGATAAAATTAGATTCTTAAGAAAACAAAATTCTTTTACACTAAAGGATTTACACACTAAAACTGGATTATCTATATCTTTTTTATCAGATATAGAAAATAAAAGGCGTAACCCAAGTATTGAAAACTTAAAATTACTAGCAGATACATTTGGTGTAACTGTAAATGAGCTAATTAGCGATAAATCAATTTCATTAGAAAATAAGACGAAAAAGAAAAGAGACTATTCTTTAAATGAAAAAGAACAAAAAAATATAGATGTAGAAGCACAAAAAATACTTGATGAATTATCAATGTCATTTTCTAAAAATAAAGATATATTAACAGATGAAGATTACTTTGCTATAGAAAATGCTTTGAAAATTACTCTTGAGTCCATAAAAATAAAAAATAAGAAGAAATTTACACCAAACAAATATAAATAAAAATAGCCAAGGGGATGAGAACTTGAGTATTTATAGATATATACAAAACGTTGCAGATAACGTTATAGATACTTATGATAGCGTAAGACCTTTAGATATAGTTAAAAACCTAAAAAGAGTTGAATTTAAAGTCTTACCTTTAACAAATTCAATAAATGGATTTTATAAATATATTTCACCAAATAGACAAATGATTGTTATAAACGAAAATCTATCAGAAAAAATGTTTAACTTTACTTTATTTCATGAATTAGCTCATTATTTTTTAGGACATAAAAATACACTACTTTTAAACTCTTCTTTTACATCTACGCTAAAAGAAGAGTTTAAAGCAGACCTATATGCTACATATATGTATTTACATTACATAGAAGCATATACCTCTTGCTCTTTAGAAGAAGTTTCTTTGCCTAAAAGAGTAAATGAATTAATACATTATTTTTATTAATTTTTTTATAATTTTATACGAACATACATTCTTGAAAAAGGAGATTTGCTATGGATTTTAATAAATATGAAATACCAAAAGAATATACAGATAAATTTAAAGTTACTGAAAGAGATAAAAGACAATTCAAAAAATTCTGGAATGATGAATTGATTTTGTTAAATAAAATGAATAATTTATCAAAAGATGATATAGAGATAATTCACAAATCAATCATTTCTATATTTTGGATTGCTAAGGGTATAAATAAAGAAAAGTTTACACCATCAAAATATAAAAAAATTATTTATTCAGATTAATATTAGATAATAAATTTAGGGAGGGATTATTAAATGGATTATAACATTACTTATAGACAAAAAGATAAAGGTTGGCAATATATAATAAGTTATAAGGTCAACGGTAAGTGGAAACAAAAATCAAAGCAAGGGTTTAAGACAAAAAAA